CGTATAGTAACGCAACAAGTTCGCGAAGTGCCTTTGCCCATCCGGGCTTGCTGTCGCCTACTTTAATCACAGTATCTGAATCATTGAAGTTGTCGCTAACCACAGGCAGCTTATCTACATTCTCACGTTCAACAGAGAAACCAACACCTGTACCGCACATCAAGATGTACATGCACTCATCAAAGGCACGAGGGCTGTCAACAGGAATGTAGCTACAGTTGTAGCCGCAGACATTATCTCGTGCAAGGGCAGGGCCTGCAGTCATCATTGCCCGCATCGATGGCATCACCTTCAGGGACAGGATACCTTCCTCGATTTCTTCGCGAACAGACGTAGGCAGTTCTACACCGCACTTACCTTTTACCTGTTCGAGCATAAAAGATATGTAGCGGTCTACAGTCTCACTCCAGTTCTCTCTGCGCTGTTCGCCATCTATCCAGCGAGCATAGCGTGACTTGTGAATGAATTGTTGATACGGTGTTGGTAGTTGGTTACTCATTTGTTCTCTCCTCGAACCTCTAATAATTTATTTAAATACCACTGCGCTTTCTTCAAATCCTCATTACCATTCTTGTAACGATATCGCCAGAGATACTTCATTATGTTTCCTTGCAGGTAATATTCGAACCCGTCAAGGGTTGCAGCTTGGATTGCATCTATGCACTCTGTTCCCGCTGCGTTGTAGTGAGGCGGACTGTTGACCATATCAACACCGCCATAGGCCATCTTACCGGCCTGTTCATTTTCATCTTCCATACACTTCATGTATGCCTCGTGTCTCATCTGTCGTCTCCGCTGCCTTGCAAAGCGTTGCGAATTTTACGGTTATATAATTTGTCTAGATTCATCTGTGCCACTTCTTCTAGGCTGTAGCCCAAGTCTCGTGCCAAGATTGCAACGTACCATAGCACGTCACCTAGTTCTTTTGCAATATCATCTTTGTAGAAAAGATGAGGTTCGCCGTCACGAAGAATCTTCTTTACCTTGTCTGCTACCTCACCAGCTTCTCCTGCCAAACCCAATGCAGGGTAAACAACAGAATACTCGTTTGGATAGATAGCAGTATCCTCTGCTCTCATTTGAAATTCATCTAACTTCATTGCTTTGTTCCAAAATCTACTTTAACTATGTTTTCATCACGACTGGTTATACGGTCACGAGGTTCGAACTCCACGCCCTCATCCTCTAGTTCCTGTAGGATAGTATCCTTCATTTCCATAAAAGATATGCGGGCTAACCCTGCTTGTATGAGTCTGTCGAAGTCGTTCTCTAGCATCTCAACAATCCCTTGTTGTGCCACGAACCCTGCGTCCATGTATTCTTCATCGTCAGGTAAAGGAGTTGTATCGTAGGCTGTCATATTGAAGCTTTCATCATCCTTTCTTTTTAAGATAATGTACCACCGGTCAGGCAACAGACTACCGACCTCATAATCCCTATCATCCGTCATTTTTAAACCACTCCTCTGGCACACTACCTTCTGCCCATGGGAAACCATAACGGTTCGCCCAATCAGCATAACTGGTCTTGCTGCCTCTGTAAATCTTGTTCGTGGCCCGAACGAATACAAAGCGAATATCCAAGTCGGGGTATTGTTGTTTGATTAGCTGCATCTTTACCCTGTCGCCCTTATCTAAATGACCCTTCGCTTCTATGTAGATATCTTGTTCAGGTAAATAGAAGTCTGGCGTATATGTTCGCGGCTTGGGTATGTATTGTAGCTTTGCCTGTTCGTACTCGAAGGCAATCTTTTTCTCTGCCAGTGACCTAGCAAGGTTAATCTCGAACTGTGAACGGTAACGTGTTTGTCTCATAATCCTAGCAGCGGAAATCCCGCCTTCACCCCTTCTAGCCTTTTTAACAGATACTGTCCTACTTTTGGGGACCGTTTTTCTAGCTGCGATATTTCTTTTGAGATTTCCATTGTCGGTAGGCATACTACCAACCCCTGTCGCAAGTGATGAGCAATGTTCTGAAATTCCTCTTCTATGAGTTTTATGTCACGTACTTCTGTGTCTGACTTCAAGGAACCGTCTGGCGAGTAGTTGTCTCGTAAAGTAAGGGGTAGGGATATTTCCAAGCTGCGAACCCTGACAGTAGAACGACCACCCCCACGACGTTCATGTGACTCCACGAACACACAGTAAAGCTGCGGATTCAAGTCGAACAGTTCGTGGGGGTACTCACGTGTGTACAAAACAGGCATCAGTCTAGTTCCCGCTTCACAAGCTTTGTGTACCAGACGTGGGGTTTGAACCGCGCCTTAGATGTTATCTTCGGGGCTAGTTCAGCATTCTTCCAGCACTTTGTCTTGAAGGAACAGAAGGTGCAAGTCTTGGGCATCAGGCGGTTGCCTGTCTCTACCTTCTGTCTGTCTATTGTAACTGTCTCAGGAACAGACTGGAACGGTACTTTGAATGGTGCATCATTGACGATTGCCTCGACACGCTTGTTCGCATCCTCTAGATATGCTTTGCGGTCTTCAGACTGTTCGCGGGGTGCCTCTACGAAATCCCACTCGCCTGTCGATTTGTTGATTACAATCCATCCACCAAAGCGTTTACCCTCTGACTCTCCATACAGGTGTCCCTGCATAACGTAACCAAATGGGTCATCTTCTTTGATAACATCATAGCCACCGCGCCCAGAAAACTTATTGTCGAACGACCACGGGCTTGCTGTCTTGATATCCCAGACTTCTTCTTCACCATCGATGTTCAAGATAATGTCTAGGGTTCCGTTGACGGTTTGCCCACCCAGTTCGAGGGAACACTTCTTCTGTTCCGCAACGACATCTAGGCCAGCAGCCCGCATCACAAGAATGGCGAATGCTTCTAAGAGGTCACCGGTTGCGAACCGCACAATATCATTGTAGGCAACGTCTTGTTTGTTGCCCTGCTTCTCAAGTTGTTGTTGACACAAGGGGCGACCAACACCGGACATACGAACCCGGTAATCACCACGGCTAGAGAACTGTTTCCGCATAGCAGCTTTACAATCCTCGCCAAACTGTTCTATCAGATGTTCGAGGCGAGAGGAGTCAATCTCCCCCCGCCCCGCTTTCTGTAGGAAGTCTTGGACTTCTACGAGTTGTAACATGACTAGCCAGCCAGACGATGTGACAGGTCAATGTCATCAGAAGAAGCAGTAGCTTTCTGTGCAGCTTTGTATTCTGCGAACACAGACTCGTTGTGTGCATTCACGGTGTCGGCAAAGTCCTTCATCAAAGCCTTATCACCGTCTTCCGTACCAGACACTTCCTTTACAAAGGCAAGCTTCGGTGTCCAGTAGACAACACCGCCGTTCTTCTGCTTCTCTGTGGTGAACTCAACCAACGCCTTGTGCATCAGAATCTTACGGTCTGTAAGCTGCTTCTGAATGAAGTCGTTGACCGGACGGTAACCAGAACGCTTGAAGTATGCCATGAACGGCATCTGCTCTACAGGTGCTGCAGTACCATCTGCATATGCTGCTTCAGGTGCATCGATGATTCCGTAGATTACCTGATTGCAGCTAACAGAGCGGCTCAACAAAACCCGTGGGTCATCTTGACTTAGTGCCTCTTCTTCTTGACGAGACAAACGACCACACTTGTTACCGCCTAGTGTGTCAGGAAAGTCCCCAGCTAGTTTGCGCTTCTGCACAGACTTGCAAGAAAACTTACCTTCTTCTTGATTCCACACTGACCACTCGAAGGTTCGCAGCAAGGGACGTACAAAAACCTTGTCTGCATATACAGGTGCAGAACCGTTCCAGATGCGCCATGCACCGCGTCTTAGCAATGTGCCATCATCTGTCTCTGTATCGTAATTAATGTTTAGTCTAGGCAGACCAATCTTCGGCTTGTTGTTTGGGTCGGCCTGTCCACTCATTTCCATGAGGGCTTCTTCGTTACCTGACTCGAATGCAGTCAGGAAAGTGTTCATTTCATCATTTAACATTTGTAGTTCATTGCTCATGTTGTTTCTCCTTAGATGAGCGTTAAGCGTAAAGGGATTATACAGTAAGTACTTCTTCCAAGTCAAGCCAGTTTTTACCCATTTTTAGTTCGATACCAACTGGCATATCATAGGTAATCCCATACCTATTCTTTGATTCCAACGGGATAGCTAACATACATTCAGCCATCACGTCAATACATTTTTTTTCCTCGCTGGGATACACATCCATGACGATGGAATCGTGAACCGTGTTGCAGATAACCGAACGCAAGTTCAGTTCGCGAACTCGTTTGTCCAGCATAATCAAGGACATAGGCAGAAGGTCAGCAGTTGCAAACCCCTGAACAGGATAGTTGCAGATTGCAGTCCGGTCTGTTGCTGCACCCCAATCAGTCCACCTTGCATGAGGAAAAGCGTATTGCCTGCCCGAAGGAAGCTGGATGTACTTCTTTGTTACGGCGTGTTTCTGAAGGAACTCATGCCACTTGGTAACATTGTTATACTTTTCCTTGAACGCATTGTAATATCGTTTCTGGTCATCTGTACCCGACACACCACCATAGAGTGGCTTGAAGGTGTGAGCCTTGGCATCTTGCCGCGAACACCCTATGACACTGGCAGTATAGCTATGCACATCTGTTCCGGCATCCACATCAGTCTTGATACCCTCATCATCCGCAAGGAAACCAGCCACTCTAAACTCTAGCTGGGCATAGTCACCTTCAAGGATTGACCCACCCTCGAACCGGCTTTCAACAGCCCGCCGTATAATAAAGGTAGTACCTCGTGGCATGTTCTGGAAGTTCGGGTTGCGAGACGATAGACGACCTGTTGCCGTAACACATTGCATGAACTCCGTGTGGATAAACCCCTCACCATCCATGTTGTTTTCCATACCCTCGACAAACGAACGAAGGTAAGTTCGAACAGCACTGTACCGGATGTAAGCTTCTGCAAACTCACGAGCCTCACCCCGCAGGGATGTGAACATACTTTCCAAAGTTTCCTTATCTGTTTTGAAACCGGCAGCAGCCACGTCATAGGGGTCACGAGGAACCAACTTGAACCCCGCAACTTGACCTGTCGATGTATAGCGCACACCGGCTCCCTGACAGGGCTTACAGATTCTGATAGCCTTACCTAGCGTTCCGTCCTTCTTGCGGGCTGTATAACGCCCCACGCCCCCGCAATCGGCACATTGACTACCACGGGTCTTGAACAGTACATCCGTCTCGTTTACAACGTTGCGTTTGAAGTCGGCACGACTCATCCGTGTGCGGCGTTTTGGTTTGCGTCCTGCACCGCGAATCTCGTGACCCAAGTTAAACAGACCAGCCCAGCGGGACTTGTCCTTTACCTTACAGGAATAGAACAGCTTGGAACGGTCATCTGGACTGTCAAGGTTGATG